TTGTAATGTCTTTTGACCATATACTACTACACCTTGTCCAGGGAAAGTAGCGATTGGATTAACTCTACCAGTGTATAATGAATCTCTATTACCTTGAGTTAATTTCCACTCAGCACGTATTACATTATTTAATCCACCTCTGTTTATACCAGCTGGTGCAAACCAAGGTTCAGATACGCTATCGTTATAAGCATAAACTCCACCGATCATTGTTGAAGCTGGTACCCAAACATTTTTACCTGTATCTGGGTCAATTGTTTGAGCCCAAGGCCAGTATGACGCAGCATATGATGTATTTCTTGCGGCTGCTGCTGCAGTTACAGTTGATACTGCTGCTGTTCCGTAAGGTACTAAATCTACAACATATATGCTATCACCTCTATTTTGAGTATTGTTTATAGCAGTAGTTATTTGAGATGTTCCTAGATTAGCTTGATCAGATATCAAACCAGGAGTTAATAATACATTAAATCTATAGTCGTCTTGGTTTGCTAATAAAGTAATCATATCATTATAATTGCTAGCATTAATACCTTGTGTATTTCCAGCACCATTTATAATAGCATTATAGTAATTAGCACCCCCACCATAAAATAAATCTCCAATAGCAGCACCAAATGTACCACTAATGTTTACAGGTATTGATCCTGTATAAGCAGCAACTGGATTTCCATTATTATCAAAATAGTTAGGTGTTGGTAAATCTATACTTTTTACTCTTACATAAGCACTTCTGTTAGGATATGAACCTGTTATTTCAATTTGATTAGTAACTGAATTGTAGTTAGTTTTATAATCACCAAGTACAGCCGCTACATAGTTTGGAGCAAATGGGTCAAGTGATAAGTTAGTCCATGTTTCTAATACAATAGGTTGAATAATATTATCGTCACCTCTACGAATTAGTAAATCAAATGTTCCTGTTGATTCGTTTCTATTTAATACTTGCCATCTTACATTATCTACTGAACCACTAACTAAAGCTCCTGATGTTCCAGCTCCTGTGTTGTTCATGATTGTTCCTTCAGATAATGTTTCTAAAGATAAAGCTTGGAAACTAGTACCTCCGGAAAAGAAAGTTGTTGTTGATCCTGATGTTATGAAGAATGAATTTCCAGCAAATCCTGATATTGTATTTTTAGCATCAAAAAATAATCCAGTTGCAGGAGAACCAGATACTGATGATATAATGTGTTGAAGTGATGTATTGTAAGGTGATAATGAAGAGCTAAAATTAAAAGCTGCAGCAATTGCCGTTACTGTATTAGGTACACTTGAACCTGATGCTACAAATATTGTAGTATTGTTATTAGCAGGTGGTGTACTTCCAGTAACAGCTATAGTTATACCGTTTACAATAAACGAACCAGTTGGATTAACAAATGGTGCTAAATTAGCAGTACTCATAGTTATAGAAGCGGTTGTAACACTACCTGTATTACTTTGCATTGTAGAACTTGAAGCTGCGGTAAAAGTACCACTTGCTACTCTAGCTACTAATAATGTTTCACCACCATTGTTAAAATAGTTGTAAGCTGCTATTGAAGTGAAGTAAGTATAAGCTTGTCCACCACTATTAAAAGTAGTACCAAATTTTGCTTGATAATCACTATATGATGTTACAATAGTAGGGATTTCATATGGGCCTTTTACTGTAGGTCCAATGATTGCGGCTCCAACTGTGATTGGGCCTTGGGTAATGAATGACTGGTCGTTTTCTCGAGCGAGTACACCGGGGGATATTAAAGTTTCTGCCATGTTCTTTATAATTTATGTTTTATTATAAATATTATGGAGATAATCAAAAACCTAAAGAGAACTTGTAAATTCTCCTTTTTCTACATTTATGGTACCATCACCATATCTTTCTTGTAGTGTTTTTCCTAATTCAATTTCTTTTTGTTTTAGATTAGATAAAGATGAATTAAGCGTTTGTTTTTGTTGTTCTAGATCTTGTATACTATATTCTACAAGACCGAATTGTTCAACTAAAATTGATTTTTCTTGTTGAATGTCCTTAATTTGTTGTAACTCTTCTTGTGTCAAAACTTTTGTTTCCATGTTGTGCTTTTGTTATAAATATTGTTAATTATAGTAAAAATTATATATTTTGATTTATATAAGCTATTATATCGTCAGCATTGTCAAATGAATTTCCGTTATAATCCATTGAAGTATCCATTAATATGATACCATTGTCTGTTGATAAATGGTATTGTGTTTCGCTTATTTTCATACAAGCTTCATTATTCCATTCTTCTAATCTTACTGCTGTTATTGTGTTGTTGTTTATTATCATGTTGTTCGTATTCTTTCTATTTCAAAACTTGAACCTTTAAAGGTGTCAAGAGCACTTCCTAATGAGTTTGCACCAATTATATATTGGTCTATTGTCCAGTTTATAGCGATGTTTGTAAAAGCGGATGTAGCAGTATTTGTGTATTCGTATGGTGAACTCGCGGCAGTATTATATGTTTCAGTATTTGTTGTTACATTTTTTATATATAACTTTCTATCCATCTGTTCCATCCTAGGGTTTGCGGTTGTCGCCCAACTGCCTAATAATGTTGCACCTGAAACTGTGCTAGTTGTATTTATGTATAAAAATGGAAAGCAATTCCCATTAAATCCTGTTTTTTGTCCTCTGTAACTAATTCGAACAATATCACCAGTAGTAAAAGTATTTGCTGGGATTAGTTGTGAGTATATTAATGTTAATGCTGTTGATCCACTTACTACTGCACTGTCATTTACATTTACTATTCTATATAATTGAGGTGTAGTTGATGCTGTTAAAGCAAATGATGAACTTACTGCTCTCGAAGAAGAAATTGCAAAAGATGCACTTGTAGCAAATGACGCAGTTTGAGCTTGTGAAGCACTTATAGCAAACGAAGCTGTTCCAGATAAACTTCCTGTTATTCCTTCACCACCAGATGTATTTAATGAACCTGTTATTGTTAAACTTCCAGATACAAGTAGTGTACCGTTTATTGTTGAGTTACTTTGTGCAATAAGACCATTGCGAGCTATAAATTCGTTTGCCATGTTTGTTTACTTTTCCCTATCTAACTATTTGTTTATTATAAATATGTAACTAACATTTTTACTGTCCAACCTGAAGTTATTGTTCCTGCATTTATTTGGATTTGTCCAGTTACAATTGATGATGTAAATGATACGTCTGTTGTATTACCTATATCTGCTGTTGAGTTATCATAATATGATGTTGTTGTTCCATTCCAGGCCGTTACAAATTCTCCTGCTCTTGAATTAGCTCCTTTATATACAGTATATCTTCCATGAGCCGAAGTATATGAACCTGTTGCTTGGGTGAATAGAATATTTGATCCTGCAATTGTTGGGGTTATTAAAGATGAATCCATTAAATTTCCATCTAGTAAAAGAGTGTTTGTTACATTTAATGAACCAGTGATTTGTACTTCTGATCCAGCAGCAAATATTAAATTACTTCTATTAGCATTATTAGTACCATTTCCTAATATAAATGCTCCAGATATTGAAGATATTATATTATACATCCCTTGTGCATGTTGGTAGCTAGCAGAGGTTATAGTACCAAATCCTTCAGCATGAGAATATGAGCCACTAGCTATTGTATTTAATCCTTCAGTATGGGATGTAAATCCATAAGCTATTGTATTTAATCCTTCAGCATGAGAATACTGTCCATAAGCTGTATTACCTCCCCCTTCAGCATGAGATGCTATTCCAGAAGCTATAGTAGATAATCCCTCAGCATGAGAACCTTGACTGGCTATATTATCTAATCCATTAATTAATGATCCAGTAATAATTACATCTTGATTTAATGGGTTAACATATGAAGCTGTTTGTGCTTGAGATGAACTTACAGCATTTAAGACATATGAAGCTGTTTGTGCAGTTACAACATAGGAGGCTGTTGCAGCTTGGGATGAACTTAAGGCATAGGAAGCACTTAAGACATAGGAGGCGGTTGCCGCTTGAGATGAACTTAAAGCGTAGGATGAACTTACAGCGTTTAAGACGTAAGAGGCTGTTGCCGCTTGAGATGAACTTAAAGCATAAGATGCGCTTACAGCATTCAAGACATAT